ACTGGCAATGGTCTATTGTTTGAACTTATCGCCACCGCTGATATCTCTGCGTCTGTTCTGGCTCTCTTTGTTGCTCTGAAATCATCATAAATTGCGTTAACATAGAAAGTTGACCCAGATACTCCCAATGCCGCGGTTGGGTATGAGGCAAATGTTGGCGCTGTGATTACGCTTGTTTTAATTGCTGAATAGGATAAATTGTTTGTATAGTCAAACACATCAATTTTTAAATATCCTGGCAAACTCCACCTCACCGCTACATAATAAAATTGTCCTTGTACGGTTATTGCTGGCAAAATTATCGATACTTGATCTATTGCCGTCGTGGCTCCGTTCACCATTTGAAATTCTAAAGTGCGTAACCCGTTTGAAAATGATGTACCATGATAAATTACTAATCTGTCTAGTGCGTTTGTGCCGGAATAACTTCCCCAATCTATAAGCGCTGCGTATGTGTCGCTTGTTGGGTGCATTCTTCCAAATATAAACTCAATCGTTCCCTCTTTCATTTGGGAATAATTTACTAAATAGCTTCTCAATGGTAGTGTTAAACTCTCGTTCACTCTTGCTACTGCTCCCATAACCCAACTGGTAGTATAGTTATTTAATTCCAGTTGTATCCCGTCAATCCAAAATGTTAAATATTGGGTAACGTTTGTTACTGCTTTAAATTTTATCTGGGTTGTGGTTCCGCTGGTTGTGAAAGTGAATAACATTCTCACGAAGTCTCCGTTCTCGTCGTTGATGTTGTAAATTGTTGAAGTCTGGGTTGCTATGAGAGCTGGTGCCGCCGTATATTCCATAACCACTAATTTTAAAGTTGCCGCTTTGTTTGCCAAACAGTAAAGAGATAAAGTGTAGGTTAAACTTGCAGATAATGGTATATAGTCTGATTGAAATCCCTCGTCTACTATTCCTGCTCCATCGGTTAAAATTTTCATATTCAAATTGCCGTGAAAAGTATGTTTTATATCTCTACCAATTGTTGCTGAAATTCCAACCGCTGCGGTGGCTCCGTCTTCAAAACTAGATAGGGTTGCGGTTAATAAATTTGTGGTTCCTTCTTCTATGGTTACTCCCTCGTTATAAACTGCTGTCTCATATCTTTCCTGGTTTGCTACTACATTGGTTCCTTCCTGGGTGTATGCTAGACTATTTCTGGTAAACGTACTTAGAAACCCATTTAATGTTAATTGGTCTAAAATGCTGCTACTAGAAAATGGCTGAGGTACAAAGAAAGTAATCGTACCTGTTCTAAAAGTTGTTATCTGGTCCGTTGGTGTAGCGTCTTGTATTATTGCTGTGTAATATTGTGTAGGGTCATCGTCAAAAATTAATTCTCCTGGTCCCTGGGTTGTGTCTAGAAAATTTGCTACTAACTTTGCCTGCTCCTGGATTGCGGCTGCTGTTAGTTGTTTTTCTATCAAAATACTTATTACAAATTGTTTGCTGTCGTATTCTGACCTCAGAAATAATTCTCCTGGTGATCCTGGTATCTTAACAGCGACAACATTATTTGGGGGTAGGATTGTTCTCTTAACGTCCAAAACTTGGATATTTATATCCTCTGATCTTATTCCTCTGAAACTGAAACTATAAGACATTAAATCGTACCTCCTTGACCACGTAGCTGTGATTGTTGTAGTCTAAATAATTGTTGTGCTATTAATTTTATGTCTGCTTGCGTTCGAACTGTTAAGCCCTTAATATTGAAATAATTATTTACTGTTCCTGCTGTTTGTTCATTTGTTGGTGCCGCTGTTGCTGCTGTGTTTGCTCCGCTTATTCCTGTTGTTGCTATGGCTGTTGTGATTTTTCCAGGATTTGCTGTTTGTGCTATTAATGCTGGTGGTGTAAATTTAGAAACCGCTGTCTGAAAACTTGGCGCTAATGCTGACATAGTGCTTATTGTTGTTTTGGTTTGGTCTCCCATTGCTATTAATGCTTTTTCTATATAACTTGGTGAATGTAAACCAATACCATTTTTAAATCCGGCCCATAGACTGGCTCCCATACTTAGTGCTTTGTTTCCTAGTTGTCCGGCCAAACCTCCCAAATAAGAAAGGATTTGTCCTCCCATAGCTGAAAACTTTCCAGGGATACTTGCGATTCCGCTTGCAATTCCAGAGGCTATTCTGCTTGCTAGGCTGGTTGCGCTGCTCCATGTTTTGCTCATCCATGTTGAAACCGAAGTATAAACACTTGAAAAATATCCGCCTACTTTTGATACTACTGATGAAATTCCGGAGCTGATTCCCGAAGTTATTTTACTTGCTGTACTTACCGCTATGCTCCATGCTTTGGTTAACCATGTTAAAATTTGGGTATAAACACTAGAAAAATATGAGCTGATTTTTCCTGGCAAAGTTGCGATCCATGTTGTTATTCCGTTTACTATTGCTGGAATTGTTATACTGAAAAATGTTTTTATTGAAGTCCACATATTCGTTGCGTCTGTTTTTATTTGGGTCCAATGATTTACGATTGCCAAAACCAATAAACCTATAGGCCCTGTGATTATTGCAATTATCAATGGTATATTTGCTTTAAACCAGTTTGAAACCGAAGTCCATATTGCCATTGTGTCTGTTTTTATTGCTGTCCACACTCCCTTGAAAAATGCTGAAATCTGCGACCAATATTTGGTTATTAATAATGCCGCGATTGCTATCCCTGCAAAAATCAAAATTAATGGTAGCGTTTCTGCTACTAATAGTCCAAAGTTTCCCGCTGCTATTAGTGCGCTTGTCGCTAAAGTTGCGAGTGCTGGCATCATCAAAGCTAGAATTGCTCCGGCGATTCCCACTATTGCGACCTGCATTCCTGGTGGAAACATATTGTTCATTAAGTCTCCTAAATTTTTACTTTTATCTACTATGTCTGCAAATCCTGTACCCATTTTTATTATTGCGTCTAAAACTCCTTTTATTGGTAATGAAGTATTTAAAATCCCGCCTAGCTTTTCCATTGCGTCTAGTGCCTGGTTTTTAATTATCGTCATTTTCCCATTTACGGTGTCCGCGGCCTTTTGCATATCGCCTCCGTATTTTGCGGCCATTCCTGCTGTCAAAGCTGCTAGAATTTGTTTTGAAGAAATCGCTCCGCTCGAAATAGATTTTTGAAGTTGTGGCCCTGTCTCTTTGAACTTTGCTCCTAAAATTCCCATAGCATCTACTCCGTCTTTGCTCATAGAAGTTAATTGTTTTGTCGTAACTTTTCCTGTCTGATTTATTTTCCCTAGTGTTGCGTCTACTTCGTCCATTTGCGCTTTTCCTCCGCCTACCGAAGCAACCGCGTTTCCAACATCCTTCATTATTGGTACTACTTGCTGGGCGCTAAATCCCATTTTTAGTAAAACCTCGCTGCTCTCTTTTAGTCCTGGCATACTAAAAGTTGTCCCTTTGAATGCTGTTTGTAAACCGTTCACCATTGTTGTGGTTTTTGCTGAACTTCCTGTTAAATTATTTAATGCTAAATTTACCACTTCTGCGTCTGACGCCATTTTCATACAAACACCTGCAAAGGTTACTATGGCTGCTCCTGCGGCCACAACTCCTATAGAAATAGCCTTAGACATTTTGGTGCTGCTACTTGAAAATCCTCCCAGTTTATCTCCCGCGCCTTTTAGCCCGTTGGACAAACCTGTCATATCTGCTGAAATTTTTACCATTAATTCTGCAACTGTGGCGATGATAATCACCTCTTTTATTTATCGATTTTATCCATTCTGCTTTCTTATTCTTTCATTTTCCTCTGCTCTCGTTATGGTTTTATATGCCATCCACTCTGTTAATTCCTCAGAACTTATTCTCGTTAAAAGCTCGTTAACTGTGCATCCCAAACTATCCGCTAGATCAAAATAAAATCTTTTCTCGGAATGCTCATTTAGTTTTTTGTTGCTTTTTCAACCGCTCCGGTATCCAGGCCGGAGATTCTAATAACTACCTGGGCTATTTTTTCTAAAACTCCGCCGTTCTTTTCGTTTAGAACATTTCTGTCGGTTGGTTCAAAAATTAAATCCTGTGGTTTTTCTGGGTCGTATGCAGAAGTTATCGCCATATCCGCGTACATGTTTGCAAAATTCATTTTTCCATCTTTGTCCATTGCCTCATTCATTACTGCTGCTCTCTTTTTTCCTGTCAAAGATTTTACTAAAATATCAACTCCCCATTCTGGAATATTTAGGACCTCTGCTTTTATATCTTGTGCGTTTAATATTTTGTCTCTTAAAGTTTCACTCATGATTTCTCTCCTTTTGTTTTTTATTTAAAATGGCCCGAATGAAACGCATCTACCGTCTGGGTCTGTCGTTCCTTCGAAGTCAACTTTCTCGGTAACTACGTTATCAACCGCTGCGTTTATATCGTCTTTACTTATCTTTATCCATGCTCTAACATCGGCCGTGCTTGCTCCGTTTACATAAAATTCTAAAATAAAATCTGTATCTGAAATTAAGGTATTAAAAAAATAATTTGAAATATCATAAAATTTATCTAGTGTCCCTGTGATCGTTTTTAATGCTTGGGTCTTAAGTTTAAATTGATCACTAAAAATTGTAGTATCTACGCTATCCCCTTCTAGCACATAATCGTATCCTTTTGCCTCCGCTATTATAACTGTTGGTAGGTAACTTCCAGATACTGTTATTGTCCTTACAGAGGAAGTTGTAAAAGTTATTACTCCGCGCAATCTATCTAGGGTATAAGGTTCGATTGTTAGTACCGCCGATTTATAAACTAAAATAGGGTATTTATTTCCCCAAACTCTTTTATTAATATTTGTTATCTGGTAATTAGTATTGTCGGTTGTGGTTGTTGCCTCCGCTGTAAATGTTACTTCCGTGCTATATGCCAAAACTTTGGCATTTTTGCCTGCTAATGCCATACATTCTCACCTCCTACATAAACGGAATATTAAGCTATTGTTGCTGTTCCTGTTCCGTCTAAATCTATTTTTATCGTTACTGCTCCGTCAACCGCTGCGTTAATATCTATCTTTGTAACTTTTGCCTGCTGTGAATAGCCGAGTGTACCTCCGAATACTATTTTTATATAAAGTGCTGTGTCTGCTAACCATGCATTTTTTATAAACATTTGGCCCGTTGTATCGGTTGGATCATAAAATCCTTCAAGTGAATATGTCGCGTCTTTTAGCCCTTGAATTTTACTTTTAAAATCCATACCAAAAACTGTTACGTCTATATTGTCTGCTGCAAATGGCGCGTCTACTGTTTTTAATTGTGATACTACATTCCAAGCTATCCCATCCGCTCCTACTGAGACTACGGCTGATTTTCCTTTTAAAGCCATTAAAATACACCTCCGATTATTTTATGTTTCCTCTATTTCTTTTCCTTCTTTGTCTATAAAAACACCATTTAAAAACTCCGCTCCGCACACCATACATTTCCAGTGATCGGGTCCACACATAACCGTCAAATCTTGTCTTTCTGATTGTGGGTGTTTACATGCTGCGGTTTCCTCTTTTAAAATTCCATCAATCAATAATGAAATTGTTTCTAGTTGTGCTTTGCATATATAAATTTGGCTTGCTAAAATTCTTAGGTTTGTATCTCTATCCATTTGTTTCCTCCTATGTTTGTTGAACTATTATTTCAAATGTTCCGCTTATCCTTCTGGTTTTTCCTGCATCAAACATTTCTTTGATTGTGCCTCCGGACCCGTATCTAAAATAAACAAGATTATAGTTTGGAATAGTTATATTTTGGTAATCTAAGAGTCCAATAATTCTATTCATTATTGTGTCTCCTTCTTTAAACCCTGCATATCCGCTCCAAACATTTATAGTCATTGTTAGGTCTTTTCCGGTGCTGTCAAAAGTATTAAATTTATTTTCTGTTCCTTCACCGATCTCGATATATGGCATTAATTGGTCTAACGGTACGCTGTCAAAAACTCCCGTAACTAAGGCCATTAATGTTGCGTCTGCTGATAGTGTTGTCATTATTGTCTGCGTTATATCTAGTAAACTTCCTCTACCTATTGTCATTTTTAACCACCACTCTCTAAATCTTTACAAACCTTTTGCATAGCATTTATAAAATCTGGTTGTTCTGCTGTCCATGCTGGTATTAAAAATGGTTGGGCTTTCGTGCCTCTTAAATTAATACCTCGTGCAATTAAATATTCTAATCCTGGCATTCCGTGTCTTGCGGCCCAGCCTTGCAAATCACTTGCTGCTGGCATATGGGGCTTTGTTCCATATTCTATATCGCCAGAGTATTCCTTTGTTGCTGCTATTTCTGCTACAAATCCGTTCTGCAAAATTCTTGTAATTATTCCGCTTCGAAGAAATCCCAAATCTGACGGGGCCCTTCTTTTCGCGTCTGTCTCTATTCTCAAACTTGATTGTATGATCGCTTGTGAAACTGCAAATTCCTGTAGTTTGTTAAGATTATAAAATTTTGCTGCTGCTTGGTTTGCTCCTATGATCTCAACTTTTACGCTATCCGCCATATTTTTCCCTCCGCCTATTGCTCTAACGGTTTTGCAAATACGCAGTGAACTTCTAATGGTTGGTCTTCATAAACTGTGGCAAAGTATAAAACATTCATTGTCCTGTTTAAACCTTCTATGTGGTCTCCTTTTAAAATGTCAGTACCTGGGGCTACAAATAAAATAAACTTTGTCAAATCTATATCTGCTCCTGCTGCTAGAAGAAGTCTATCGGTTTCCTCGTCTAGTCTTCCTTTGATCCAGTTTCCTGGGGGATAAACTTTTATAAATCCTCCGCTTCCATCTGGGGTTCGGGTTGGCCTGCGTACTAGAAAATCGTCTTTTAGCATTAATACAAAACTATAATCCATTGTTTCCGCTGTCTCCGTTGTTCTCATCCGGTGCGGTACCTGGATAATTAAATTGGTCCCTGGTGAAGAACGGCTGTACTCTACTTAGGTCTTCCTCTTGCGAGGTCTTCTGGTCTACAATTAAAGCGCCAGAGAAAGGAATTCCTTCTCTTGCTTTGTGATATGCTGACTCAAATGCTAACTCTTTAGCCAATGTTAAAAATTGGGCTGATTTCTGGCTCCATGATAAACTTGTTTTCCCTACTGTAACGTCCGCTAGCCTGGAATATCTGGCTGCTAGTGCGTTGGCGCAATGGTGGCCTACTAACCACACATTATTTGGGTCGTCTACTAAAAATGCGTTTATTTCCTCGTCAAATAATAAAGGGTCCGCCATGATTGTGTCTCCGAGCATTGTCCTTATAAAATCTTTTGCATAAAGTGTCGGGTCTACATATGACCAGGTCATTGTCATGCCGCGTCAACTATTTTTGCTAGTCCTTTTCTAATTAAAGATTTTAATTCTTTGTCGCTCAAACCTGTTATGGTTTTTCCCTTTTCTTTTATCTTTCCGTTGAGCTTCATTCTTTTGGTTGTTATATATTTAGGGGTCATAGTTTTACCTCCTTCTTTTTTTTAAAAAGGCGACATTTAAGCCGCCTCTTAAATTATTTATTTATGCTATACAAGTTGTGAAGAATTGACCTAGATCTGCTGAAATTAATTTACTATCAAATGCCATTTCTGCTTCTATTCTGTCTGCAGCTAGATTCTCCATTCTGAAAGTTTTGATTCTATTTCCTGCGTTTCCTGCTCCGAGGTATCCGGTCCAGCTAAACGTATAGCCTGCGCTTGGTGTTAAAATGGATGGTCTTGGATTTGCGTAGCAAAGTAGTGCGGATTTCGAGCTAACTATGAAATCGAAGACTCCTGTTGCTCCTTCTGCTGCGCTGTTAAATGCTGATCTTGCTACTAAAACATTATCAACTTCAAACAAAGCGGCCAAAATATCCGTAGTTGCGATACCACGTTGTGTGTATTTGATACGGTCTAAAACGTCCGCGTTATTTTTTAAAGCGTTAAAAACGTAAGGTGATAGTACAAGTGTGTTTGGTGCAAATCCTGTTTGCTGTTCTATTGCTGTTGCTGCAAATATTATGTCTTCTACTGGTGTAGCGTTGGCATTATCCCATTGTAAAAATTGCCCTGTTGTTGGGGAAATGTTAACTCCTACTAAATCGCTTGATCCTGTTCCCCAGGTATTAGGAATGAAATATCTGGAAGCCCAGATTCTCTCTCTTTTTATTAGCAATTGTTGGGTTAGCCATTCTGTTCCGTCACGGTCCATATCTAGTGGTATGTCTGCGTTTGCGCGGATTTGATCGTCCACGTCTTTATGGATTCCGTATACATTTGAAAAGTACGTAGGTGTGTTGTCGATATTGTATCCGCCGCCTGCTGATTCTGTTCCACTGGCTCTTAGTTGTGCTTCGTCTCTAAACCAATCCGCCTTAGAGTAAGTGAAAAATCTATCACTCTGTTTTGGTACTGGAATATTTGGGAAAACTTGGCTCGCAATAAATCTATCTGCGTTTTGGATATAAGCTATAGAAATGTTAGTTAATGGGACGTTTACGTGTACATCGGATCTATTTGGATTCGGCATAGTTTACAACTCCTTCTGTTTTTATATTTTGGTGTTAATTTCATAATAGGTATTTCCACCACAAAAACCCTATTGTACTTATTGCAACAATTTTTATTGTTAATTCTTTCTTATTGGTGCTATCGAGATTAAAAAAATTTGTCTTAAAAAAAGTAGCTTTTTATTGTTTTTCTTGCTGGCTTTTTTGGTTCTGGTTTTTCTTCATCACAAGGTCTGTCTCCCTTGTCTTCCTCGCATGGTTCACATTTTTCTTTGCAAGGTTCACAAACTTCTCTGCAACATTCGTTGTCGTGTTTTTTATAAGGATATGGTTCAAAACCTATAGACCACATGTCGTGCTCGTTAAGGTGCCATTCACATATTACTTCGTGGTTATTTTTTGCTTGGATTGCGTCTACCTTTACTGAAAGCTCGAAAGTTTTTCCCTGGTATTCGTTGCCGCTGCAACCGGATAACTTAACACAAAGTTTTATGGTTACACATTTACAATTGCAAGGAACTTCCATACATGATCCTAAAATATACTTGTAGTAATAGTAGCAACCTATTTTTACCCAGCTAGGGTCTACTGGTTCATAATGGACATTCTGTGTAGATAATCCACACTCCCATTTTGGCTCGAATTTTACTCTTACATAAATTGCTTTGGTTCCTTCATTGCAAATGGTAACTATCTTTTCGGTGCAGTCTTCCGGATTCCAATTTTGGGGTTCAGTAAAACATTCTGTAACTCCAATTTTTACTGTACCTGTTTTAAAAATGTTTGTTATTTCCTTTTTATCTGAGTACATAAATTAATACCTCCTGGGTTTATTTTTATCCTAATTCAATTAAGAAATATCCGGCTCCTTCTGAAAATGCTGTAACTGCTGACGCTTTAAGTGATATTGTGTCGCTTGCTCCGAATGCGTTTGTTGCTGTTACTGCTGTTCCGTCTATTACTTTTCCGTATGGTGTGCAAGCCGCAGAAGTCAATGAAACAACTCCGCCGGTTACGGCTACTGCGTTGACATAGGCTGTCGCTGTAAATAGTTTTGATCCGGTTGTAACTGGTGTTGTCATTACAAATGAAACTTTGGAAATAGAACCCACAAATGCTGGTGTGTAAGTGGTAACTATATCCATTGCTGCGGATATTGCGCTTAGTGTTACTGGAACAGTGATAAATGATTTTGTATTAACTCCGCCGCCTATTCCCTTGTTTAAAAGTGCTACTGCATGAACTTCTCCAAGAACTCCGGATTGTAATGCTAATGCTATTACTGCTCCGCTGGAAAATGTTACCAGTCTACCTGTTGCGTCTACTTGTAGATTCTGGCCTGCTGTAACATTGCCGCCATAAACTGCTTTGCTTGTTCCTGTTAGCATAACGTTGCCGGCCATGTTAATATCTGGGTTATCTTGAAGTATGCCTATTGCGTTTCCGCCTAGTGTTGCTATATCCATTAATCCGGTGGAAAGTATAGCCACACAATAGTATTGTTTGGTTAACATGCTAGAATTTGCTAAAAAGGTTTCGTTCCATACTTTCAGTTCAAAAGCCATGATTAATACCTCCCATCGTGTTCTTTTTTGTATTCTGCATAAATTTCTGGATTTTCTTCCATTGCTTGTACGTTTGCTTGTGCCATTGTCATTTTGCCTAGTGATTTTGTAACCTTTTCTTTTGCGATTGCGTCGATTTTATTTAGTGGGCTTCCTGTTTCTCCCATTGCTGCTGATCCGTATTCTTTGAAAATTCCGCCGTTCTCTCTTAGCTGTTCGTTTGTTCCTTTTAACATTGCTTGTAGTTTTGTTGCGTATTCTGGATTTACATCACTAATACCTTTTAGGATTGTTGCTAATTCTAGAGGATTTGCTGAAATATTCTCATATGATTTTGCAACTTCCACAAATGCGTTGTATGCTTTTTCGTCTATCATTTTCTTTATTTCTATTGCTAAACCTTTAGTGACTTCTTCTTGCGCTGCGTTTCTATTCCATAGTGATTTTAAATACATTTTTGCTGTCTCATCTATTTTTAGTTTGTCAATGTCTGATGCTTTCTTGATTTCGACCATTTCTTGAACACCTCCTATATTTTTATAAAGTGGTTTCCCTAATTTCTGGACGGGCATTGTTGGTGGTACTGGTGGTTTTGGTTTTGGTTTTAATCCTCCACCTGGTACTGCTGGTGGTAATCCTCCACCTGGTACTGCTGGTTTTTCTGGAACACCTGGGGTTCCTGTATTTTCTGGTTTTGCTGCTGCTTGGCCACCGAATGCGCTTGTTTCTGGTTTCCCAGGTATTGCCTTTTCTGTTGGCATATCTGGTGGTTGTGGAGAATTTGGTACTCCTGCTTGACTAAATTGTGACTGGTGCGTATCTGGGAATTGTCCGGCTTCTGGTACTCCTGGTTTATTCCCTGGTGCTGCTGGTGCATTTGCTGCATTGGTAACTCCTGCCAGGGGCTCTTGACCTGGGAGATTGTCGTTTACTCCGTCTTGTATTCCTCCGCATTGAGAGTCTTCAATGTCTGTTTGATCTTCTTCTGAACCTTCTTCTTCTCCATCTTCTTCCATTCCTGGTTCTTCTTCGCCTTCGCTTTCTCCTTCGCTTTCTTCTTCATCATCGTCTTCGTCTTCCTCGCTTCCATCTGAAAATCCTGCTACTTCTGCTAAGTCTGCGAATACTCCATCTGGCATTTCGTCCTTATATGCCATTAATAGTTTGCAGGCTACTTCTGCTGCTGCTCTGGCTTCTGGTGATATGTCCATTTCTTTCAGAATTTTATTCATTGCTGCTTCCTGTTCGAATTGTGTATTTGCGATAGATTTCATAACTTCTGTAATTTTATTCAATTTTTTTACTCCCTCCTTCTCTGTGGCAATTTTGCCATTTTTAAAACTATGCCCTTTTCCTATAAGACTGTTTGCCGCGCTAGCAATTTTCCCACCTATGCTGGCCCATTGTCCTGGAGAATATCCGCCTTTTTGTTGCGCTCCGCTATGATTAAAATATGCCACCGCTGCTTTTATATGGCCTGCGTCAATTGGATATTTAAAATTAGCGGGGTCCGCGTATTGTGCGGCTGATTGTGGATTTCCTTTTGGCGGTGTTTTGTGGGCATTTGTTACGTTATCATCTTTTCTGATTTTTCTATATTTCATTTCGTTGCCTCCTGCGCTTTTAAAAATTAAAAACTTTTTTAAATTTGCGGCTCGGGGTACAAGTGAAACTTCTACCGTTTCTAAATCTCGTAATACTGGCATATCTAGTCCGCCTCCCTAATTCCAAAACCGCCAACAGAAAACCCTGTGTAATATCCATTTTTTACTTTTTGCCAGGTGTTATCGTCTAAAATCTTAACCGATATTACCCATGATCCTTTTGTTACTTTCTGTCCGTTGGTTACAAAATCGTCCGGTGCGATATAACTTTCGCAAACTTCGGCGGGTGCTACTCTCTGGTGGCTATCTCCAACAGTCCTAGAATTTTCCAAAAAGAAATGAGCTGACTTTTCTATTTCCTCCGGAGATATTGTATCTCCGTGTGCGTCTATGGTATAAGGTTCCAGGACCACTCCTGTGACGATTTGCTGGTCTCCATCTTGTTTTACGATTTTGGCAAAATATTCTTTACGAATTTTTTCCTTAATAACTGGCTTTTTTATAGCCTCATCTATTTGTTTCAACTTCCTACTCAACTCTCCGCTGTCTCCAAACTTTTTTATAGATACTGGGTGAGGGAGCATAAAGGTTGCGCGTTCCTTTAAAACTTTTTTTGCTGTTTTGCCTAGTGCGATTATTATCTTTGGGTTGGCTTCATCTAATTCTTTATTTACCCAACTTTTCCAGATTTCTGTTTCGCTAGAAAATGGTTCTCTTACTTTTCCATTTCTATCCTTTAGGCATTTTGGCACAATGTTCGTTATGAAAACTTCGCTCTTTTTTAGTCCTAATGGCCTTAGATACATATCGTTAAATGTTTTGCCAACAGGCCCAATTAATGGTTCTTGTCTTGCTGATTCTATTTCTCCTGGGGAAGCTCCAACAAATGCTATTATCGCGTTGACTTTTCCTTTACTGGGAACACTTGGTTTTAGCCCTTTTAGGAGACTTTCCCTGTATCTGTTTGCTTTTGCGTTTCCGCCAGATCTGGGAATTGCTATTTTTCTAATTTGAGCATATTGTTCTGGCGATATTATTTCGGCCAGGGTTTGCAATACTGATTCCAAATATTCCCTAGAGTGCTTTAAAATTTTAACCGGTTCAAGCTGTAGCATTTTTCCACCTTCTCTTGTTATTTATCTCTTATTTGTCAAAATTATTGATAAAGTTTTTCCTTCTTATTCCATTAATTCGGGACCTCTTTGTGTGCTCGTTACAGGCTCTACGTGTGATTGTTGTTACCAATGGTGCTAGTGTATGTCTAAATGAAAAGGAGCGTTTTACCTAAATTCTCCCAGGATATTAACCCAGGTTGACCCACTTTATTTGTAATAATATGCTAGTCCTTTATGTGCTCGTTAGAGGCCCTACGTTCGATTATTGTTACCATTGGTAGTGGTGGGTCTTTATCTTAAAAGGAGCGTTCTTCCATATTTCACCCAGGATATTCGCCCAGAGTAACCCACTTTTATTGTTTAAATATGTTAGTACGTGCTTGTTAGAAAGTTATGGATTATGAAAATTGTATAAATTAATCCAAACGTAACTATCAATTATTTTTCAACTCCTTTTTTATTCTTGTTCATTTTCTGTTCCTAGCACACACCTGCATCTTGGGTGTAGTGGTATTTCTTCTGAAAAATCTCCGTTTTCGTCTGCTTGCTGTCCTTCCATATCGTTGCATTCATCACAAAGCCGATCGTCCGGAGTTACTATCCAAACCATACGGGTGGTTACTGGGATTAGCCCTTTGTCGATTCCCTGCATTATCATTTCTTTATATCCCTGGTTGGCTGCTCTCATTGTCTCTGTTCTTGCTATTGTTTCTGCTCTGTAATTTAATAATCTGTCTGCGTATTCTATCGCGTTTCTTTCTACTTGGCCTGGGGAAACTCCCGCCTCCAATGATGCTATTCTAAAATTGGTTACCGCTCCGGCTTGCTTCGAAGTTAAACCAATAAGATTGATTATATTTTTTGCTACTTTGTCTCCACCGAGTCCTTCTTCTATTCCTCTTTTTATTTCTATATTTAGCGCGGCCTTAGTTTCTTTGGTAACTTCTGTCACTAGATTTGACCCTATTTTATCAACTATATTTTTTGCTCTATCACTTGCTGTGTCGAATGTAAAATCTCGATAGCTTTCTGGCAAATGAATGATCATTCCAGCTCCGCTTTTATCAAACGCTATTTTTAATATGTTCGTGGTTTGTGCTAGCCCTGCTGCGTATAAATCTAGTGGAATTGCTTTTAATGCCGCGTCTTTATCCCCTGCGTTTATTGCTTGTATCATCGGGGTTACTTCTGCTCCCTGTCTGGTGTCGTGACTAACGTCAATTATTTTATTTAATAAATCGTCTAGCTGCTGATCCGCTGCGGTATGAATTCCTTTCCATGCTGGTATTTTTGGTGGTACCTGGACGATTGGTTTGGGAGATAATGTCGGTATCTTTGGTGGCTCTATTGCTTTATTTATTTTAATTTTAAATGTTTTTATGGTTTTTGCTTTTCCGTAATTGAACATTTAGTCTCCCTCCATTTCTCTCACCTCTTAAAATAAATAGTCTATAAATACTGGTCGAAATTCTTTAGGGTGATTAACGCTAAAATATTTATCTTGCAAAATTATTTTTAATACTTTATCCCAGCCTGGGAAACCTCCGAGATTTAAATCGTCTATATAATAATTTGCGAATATTTTCGGGTTCCCATATTTACCCTCGATCTCTGGTATGTTCCTATTTGCGTAGTCTATAGGTATTCCCCAAACCTCACAATAATCTAGTGCTGCTTGTAAAGTGTCACCGCCTCTACAAGTCCATAAAATTATTATGCAGCCTCTGTCGTGTAATTCTTGTAACGTTTCCTGGACCTCTGGCATTAAATGGCCTATATGGGGGAAGTTGCTCTCCCTGGTTATGGTTCCATCAAAGTCTATTGCTATTATTGGTGGTTTTATTTTTTTATTTTCCATACTCCGGCCTCCGTTCTTTTGTTTAAATATTTTAGTCTGGTGCTGTTTCCTCCGGTTATATATCTATGGTCTATATGGTCCTGCATTAACAGTTTGACCTTCTCTGACAATTCTTTGTCTAATTCTGGTAGTCTCTCTTTTAAATCTTTTAGTACTGAGGATTTGCTATACTTAAAATCTTTAGCAACTTCTCTTATAGTATATTTTGTCTGCAATATAAAATTTGCTACTTTGATAACTCGTACTTCTATGTGTTCTTTCATCCTTCCTCCTGTTAATCTACTACTCCGTTTGATTTCAAATGCGCGTTGTTTAGTAGCTGTTCTTCTAGTGCTGCGTTCGGGAATAGTGGCATTCCAGCCTTTGCCAAATTAGCCAGGTAAGTTCCCAATTCTCCGAGAGGCATACTCTCTATATCTCCGTGGCAAAGTTTGGGCAAATTGTCGGTACTCCAACCGTTCAAAGCAAATAATTGCTGGATTGCTTTTCTGTTGAAAACCTCTACTATATTGTCTAACCATGCTCCTAGCGCTACGCTGAACAATTCGGATTTATCCGAACTTAAAGCAAAACTACCCACAGCTTCATGGCCCAATAAAATAAAATCTGCTAGGCAGGTCATTGCTATATTGTTCTCGTATCTTTTTATTACTGCGTTGGTATCAAACTGTCGTTGTCCTCCGGTGCTCAAAAGAGAAAGCTCGTATATTTTATGTCCTTCTTCGTCAAAAGCCATAGGAAAAACTACACCTTCCTGTTCGTCTCTGCGTATGTTGGTTATGATTTTTTTGATTTGTGCCAACACATTTTTTTGTGATTGCGGTGCGTTCGGGTCCAAAATCTCCGGCGGTACCCATGCTACGGGAAGTCCGGCGAGATCTCTTTCTAGTCCAATTCCTTCTATTGCTTCTATATTTTTTTTGAAGTACCAGGGCTTGTATGCATTTCTTAAAATACTTCGACCTTCTGGATTTCCTTTTCGTAGCTTTGTTCTAAATAATAAACACTTACTTAGTGGTATAAATGTTATTCTATAGGTTGGTGGCGCTTGCTGATACATTCCCAGGATATTCCCTACTTGATCGAACTCCCATCTGAATAATGTTTCCTGGGCTCTGATTGGTAGCTTTGCCCAGCCTATATATCCGTCATTGTGTTTGCTGGATAAATCTTCTATTATGTTGTCGCCTAGTCTTCTCTTATAAACTATTTCGTGGTAAGACCAACCAAAGACGAGCATGGATAAAATTTCCGTTATTGTATCTTGCCATGTGCTGCTCATATCCTGCATATTTTCCTGGACAAATTCTGCGTTTGCTATATCGGCTGGGTCTTGCGATGCCGGTTCTACCGTCCAATCGACACCTCGGATCAACATTTCTACTGCGAATAAAATAGCCCCAATTATTGGATCATTATCGCTCATTTCTTTGTATGTTTGTCTTCCTCTAGCTCCCTGTAATTGTGGTAGTCTTTCCTCGTATACAAAACCACCAAACTCCTGTAGGCCAGTACGTCCAATCTCTGTGGTTGCCTCGTCAATGCTTATATCTTCTGACATTTGTTCTCACCTCTTTTAATTCCTTTTAATCTTTTCAATTAGTTTAGATTTCTTTTAATTTTTTAAATATTTTTTAATTATTTTTAATTGTTAAAAATCTTTTTTAATCTTTTAAATCTTTTTAAATCTTTTTAAATCTTTTTAACATTTTTTAATTCTTTTAGATTACTTTTGATTTTTTTAAATTACTTTTAATATTTTAAATTATTTTTAATTATTTTTAATTATTTAAATATTTTTTAAGGTGTTTTAATATTTCCAATGTTTTTAAATCTTTTCAATGCGTTTTAAAATAAATTGGCATAAAGTGTTATTGTTCCAGAAAATACCACTTCTGTAACTCCCGTGCTATCCGTGACCTCCGCCTGGTGTTGATATAGCCCTGGCCCGAGTCCTTCTGTATCTGCTGGTAAAAGTGTTACATTAAAAAGTCCGCCTGGCCCGTCAACTATCACTATTTCTGTTGGTGTCGTTTTCTCCACGATTATTGTTGTGATCTTTTGCAGGGCCCAGTTTATGGTTGCGCTGGTTATATCCTTAAATCCTCCGGTTGTATCTGTTACCGTGACTTGGATTGTTTTGGATTCTCCTGCGAACATATCGAAATCTTGATCTATTAAAGCTCCCATCAAAAGTTTCCTCCTATTTTCAAAGTGTCGTTAAATACAGATTGAATGGTGATAATATCTATAAACTCCGTTGCTATTAATACTGGATTATTAAATATCCCAACTATTGTTATTTCATTTATGAAACTTCCATTAGGGTAAAATGTATCTATGAAATTCCCTTTTAAATGGATAACTAATAAAATTTTTAATTGTGCTCTTATTATTGCTATTGCGTTTACTTGTGCCTGCAAAAACTGGGAAAAAATAATTTCTGCTTGTATCACAGAAGTGCTTTGAACACTTGCTTGTAGGTAGATATACCCAGTCGTTATGTTGACGGTTATATTGCTGGCTGCAATTACTAAAGTTGCTAAATCTTTTATTATTTTTGCGTTTCCTAAAATGCTAGACTGGCTGTCGATTTCTGCTTGCAAATTATATGTTGTAAAAACTTTTAATTGTGCGAGTATTTGGCTTTGCGCGTCTATCGTTGTTTTTAATAAAAAATCGTTATCTACTTTTGCTAGGATTTGGCTATGCGCGTTTATGTTTGTTTTTATCAATTCGTTCAAACCTAAATTTGCGATTATTCTGCTGGAAGAATTTATTATGCTGTTTATCGCTGTTTGGTTTGAAGTGGATATTGTTGCCATTATAAGAGACTGTGTGTTTATCAATGCTGTTGTTTTTCGTATGATATCAACATTTGCGGTTATTTGGGCTTGCGCGTTTATTTTTGTTTTTATTAATTGTGTCAAACCTAAATTTGCAATTATTGTGCTGGAAGAATTTATTAAACTCTTTATTGCTATTAAGTTTGAAGTGGATAGTTTGCCCATTGTGTAAGATTGGGAATTTATCAACGCTATAATTCTTTGTGCTATATCTATGTTTGCGGTTATATTTGTTTGCCCTGTTATATTTGTTTTTATAAAATGTGTTTCTTTTAGGGTTGCTTGGATATTGCTCAAACTTGTTATTAAAGTTTTTAATAATTCATTCAAATCTAATTTTGTTATTACGCTGCTGGTAGTGTAAATTGAACTTTGTAAATTTTGGAACAGGTTGTCAAAAATTACCGCTCTTATATTGCTGGTTGTTTGTGTTAATGCTTTTAAACTAATAGCTCCGGTTATCTTTGCCGACGTTGCTGATTGTACATTTATGCTGGTTTTTATAAGTGTATATTTTGTTAGTGTTGTTGTTATTTGGGTCAATGCATTTATGGTGATCTTAATATTTTTAGCTACGTCTAGATTGCTTTTTATGTTGCTCAAGGAAATAATTAAATTCTGTAGTTTGAAATAAATGTCTAGTTTTCCCTGGGTAGAGCTCTGGCCTGTTGTCAAAGACTTTATTAAAATAATTCTTCCCATTGCTGCTGTGATCTGACTTTGGCTTTGTATTGTCTCTGTCAATTTTAAAAATAAATCTATCTTTGCTTGCGTTGAGGCATGGGATTGTATTAATTCTGCTAGTTTTAAAGTTATATCTGTTTTTGCCTGGGTAGAACTTTGACTTGTTATTAAAGTTTTTATTAAAATAATTCTTCCCATTGCTGCGGTGATCTGACTTTGTATGTTTGTGAGCTCCGCCAACTTCAAAAATAAATCTGTCTTTGCTTGCGTGATGGAATTGCTCTGTACTAATTCTGCTAGCTTAAAGGTTATATCTATTTTTGCTTGTATGGTTCCGTGGGTTTGTATTAAAGCTGCAATTGATTTTAATATTCCAATAAATGTTATGGCCGCTGTTATATTTGTCTGGCTTATTACCTGGGCCTTAAATCCTATATATGGGTGGAATTGTGCTGTGAGACTCGCGTTGCTTTGTAACAATTCCTGTAATTTTAAATATAAATCTAGTCTTGCTGATTTGGTTGTTTGCCCTATTACCTGGGCTTGATATCCTCTATTTAAATGGCTTTGTACCGCCAGAGTTGCGGTGCTTTGTGTTAATGCTGCAAATTTTAAAGTTGTATCCATTCTTGCGGTTATGCTGCTCTGGCTATGTGCTACTGTTTTTAGTGCTAGGGCTGCTGTTAGCTTTTCTTGAGTTGCTGAAATGCTTATAACTTTTGCCTGTAATCCTAGTTGTAATTGTGAAACTGTGAAAGTGTCATAATCTTTTGTGCCTGCGGTATATCCTGTAATTCCTACATATCCTGTCGCGTTGCTTGTATCAGTAACTGTTATTTGCCAGTCTGTTGGTTCTGTATTTGCTGTTATCCAATATTTGGCTGTTATGGTTGTTCCCCTGGCTTGTAGCCTCATACTGATCCAGGTATTAGTGGTCCATGTTATTGAGTTTGCGGCTAGTTGTTGTTGTCCTCCGCCTACAAATTTTGTTAAATCTAAAGTTGTTCCGGAAGAAGTTAATGATAAAATATATCCTGTTTCTGCTCCTGCTGTTCCGCTAAGTCTGACAGCTATTTCATTTTGAAATGTTCCGAGTGTATTCGTTCTGAATGACGCTGAAATATTAACATCGGCCAGGCTCCCTACTTTGTTCCAATAAATCCCTTCTCTTGAGCTTATGGAATTTATATGTTGAAGGGCTTTACCTCCTGTCGCTCCTGCTTCTGTTTGTACTAGCCATGTTGCTCCGCTCGTATTCCATATTATGGTCCAGTCGCTTGGTGTTGCTCCGGTTGTATATTCGCTGAAATTTGTATAATAAATTGCAACTATAGACTTTGCTGTTATTAAACTTTGGCTTTGTATTGTTGTCGCTAGTTTTAAAGTTGTATCTATTTTTGCCGCTATTGTTGCGTGGCCTGTTATTGCCGTTGCTATTTTTAAAGTTGTATCAACTTTTGCTGCTATTGTTGCGTGGGATGTTATTACTGTTTTTGCGTTATAAATAACGTCTGATTTTGGTGCTATTGTTGCTTGGGCTGAAACGCTCGCTTTCATTCCCATTATTGGTAAATCTGTAGAAACTGCGGCGATATCAAAATCTCTATTGCCTGCTAAAGTATTGGAAAAATAGCCAACTGTTCCAGTTGTTAAAGTTGTATCTGTTACCGTAATATTCCAATCGGTAGGCTCTGCTGCTGACTCTAGCCAATATCTGCCTTTGATAATACTTCCCCAGACTTGTAGTCTCAAACCATACCAGGTATTTATGGTCCAGTTCATATCGGCTGTGGATGCTAGTAATGTTGCTACTCCTGCTGAATATTTATACAACTCTATATCTTTTGTTAATGTTCCTCTGTCACAAAGGATTAGTGCGTAGCAACTTTCTGTTCCCGCTGCTCCCGAAGCCCTCACGATTAATCCGTTTTGGTATGTTGTTTTTGATGAAGTCCTTACTACCGCTCCAATATTTACGTTTGCTAGGGTTCCTGGTGTTGTCCATGATATTCCTCTCCTGGCAGAAACTGTAGAAACATTTTGTAATGCTTTTCCTCCGGTAGCGCCTGATTCATTTGTTACTATCCATGTTGAATTGCTCGTTAACCATAAAGCTACCCAATCACTGGGAATTAGTCCGGTTGTGTAGGTACTAAAATCTGTATACCAATTTGCCATAAATCACACCACCCTTTTGGGTTGGCTTTTTTTCAAACCCTCCAATTTTTTTTATTTTATGTTAAATTCACCACAAAATCTCCAATAGCGAAGCGGGCGGTATCTCCGGTTGCGATTGTTTTCGGTGCTGTCAACGTTCCGTATACTAATATGTTTCCTGCTGTGATTGCGTCTGAAATAAAGAAATCTGTAATTATTCCCCAGTTTCCGGTTGCTTGTGCAAATGTGAAAACTATGGCATTAGTAACAATTCCTGGTGCTGATCCACTCGCAACAGCCCAACTTGTTTTATTGTTTGTAAAAGTTATGCGCGCGTATGCCATTGCTACTGGCTCTGTAATTCCTCCGCCTGCTGCGGTTGTTGTACTGGTAGAAATTCCTAGATATAAAGTTGCTGGTGATGTGAATGCTGTAGCTCCAAATAAATAATCTAAATCATGTAGCTCTAAATAGGTAGTGAATGCTCCGGCCATTTTTAACGTCTCCTTCTTTTTTTATATTTGGTTTAATTTGGGTTAATCTTTTTATATATTTTCAATGCGTTTAAACCTTTTTAAATGTTCCCGCGTTTGGCTGCATTGCTTTGATATTTTTTAATATTTTTTTATTTTT